AGAACATTTTGGATTTTTGTGGGAAGGGGATACTGAAGAACACAAAAAAATGGGAGATCTATTTCAAAAAATTAGATCTGAAGTGTTAGATAAGGGCAATCACCAAGCTAGGAATATAGATGTTGAATTGTCTCAGTACGAGATTGAGTGGCTAAGGAATACTTTACATTTACAGGTTAAACAAAAAGGAGATAAGCATGAGTAAGGAAAGAATTAAACAAAAAGATGTGGATGTGGAACTTGAAGATGGCGAGATAGTTAAAATACTTGTCAAGAGACCGTCTTCAAATCAATTAACTAAGGCTCAAAAAATTGGAGCTAAAGTGTGGACTGAAGCAGTCAGGGACGGCTTGTTCACTAAATTGACCCTAAATGACTTCATGAAAAAAAATGGAATATGGAATGAAGAAAAAGAAAACGAGCAAACTAAAATTACAGAGGAGATACAGGGCTTAGAGCGCGATATAGCCCTTGGTGTCAACGGTAGGAAGCTTAAAGTGTCAGAAGGTAAGGAAAAGGCTCTTAAAATTAGACGGCTTAGAAATCAATTACGGGAGCTTATTTCTGAAAAAATTGGACTAGAAGCTAATACGGCAGAAGGTCTTTCTGATAATGCAAAATTTAACTTCTTAGTTGCTGGCTGTACGTATTATCCTGACGGAGAAAAGGTGTATACTAACTTAGCAGAGTATGAGGAAAAATCAGATGATGCAGTTGCTTTTTCAGCAGCGGCAGCTCTAGGAGAAATGATATATAACTTAGACAAGAGTTATGAAGAAGGATTGCCAGAAAATCAATTCCTCAAACGATTTAAACTTGTAGACGAAGATCTTTCTTTGATTGATAAAGAAGGAAATAAAATAGACGTAGATGGGACGAAAGTTAACGACAAAGGTTGGTTGATAAACGATGAAGGAAACAGAGTAGACAGAGAAGGAAACTTACTGTCTGATTCTGGTCAAATTCTTTTGCAAGCTGACTACGAAGATGACGTTAATGACCCAGAACCAGAGAAGCCCAAGAAAACAAGAAAAGCAAAAGAAGATAGCCCAGTTCAACAGACTCTTATAGAAGACGAAGAAGATGGGGAAAGTCAAGTAGATAGCGAAGAAAAATAGCGGACAGGTTAACGACAGTGCGATGTACTAATAATTTAATAGGGGTATTAGATGGCAAAATTCGTGCTGACGGCAGAGCTACAGCTACAAGCTCCCAAAAATGTTACTCAAGTTGTTAATAAGATACAACAACAGTTACAGGGGGTTAATGTACAAGTACAGGTACAGAACGCTACAAAAGCTCAACGTGATATAAATAATATTACAAAAGCAACCAACGAAGCTGCTACGGCTAGCCGCAAAATGGGTAAAAGCTTTGCGGCTTCTATTAGAAGATTCTCTGCACTGGCTATAGCAACTAGGACTGTTAGTTTATTTACTAACACTCTTAGTGGCGCTATACAAACATCTATTGACTTTGAAAGAGAACTCGTAAAGATTTCTCAGGTAACTGGTAAAACAGTATCGGGGCTAAATGGTCTTGTTAGCACTATTTCTAATCTTTCCACTACTTTGGGCGTTTCATCTCAAAGCTTATTAAGCGTTTCTCGTATTCTTGCTCAGACGGGTTTGTCTGCTAAAGACACTCAGATAGCACTGGGGACTTTAGCTAAAACTGAGTTAGCTCCTACGTTTGACAATATCTCTCAAACGGCTGAAGGTGCTGTTGCTATCCTTAATCAGTTTGGTCAAGGAGCTGCTGCATTAGAAGCTCAACTTGGTTCTTTAAATGCTGTAGCTGGTCAGTTTGCTGTTGAGGCTGGTGACTTAGTTGCAGTCATTCGTAGAACTGGTGGCGTGTTTAAGTCTGCTGGTGGTGACTTAAATGAACTTATTGCATTATTTACTAGCGTTAGAGCTACGACGCGAGAGTCCGCTGAAAGTATTGCTACTGGTTTACGTACTATATTTACTCGTATTCAGCGACCCCAAACTATTGAATACCTTAGACAGTTTGGCGTAGAGCTAACTGATATTGAAGGTAAGTTCGTAGGTCCGTATGAAGCTACCAGAAGATTGTCCCAAGCTCTAAAAGGTCTTGGAGAAAGAGACTTAACATTTGTTCAAATTGCAGAACAGTTAGGTGGTTTTAGACAGATTGGTAAAGTGTTACCTTTGCTGCAACAATTCTCTGTAGCTCAAGAGGCTTTGAATGTAGCTCAGGCTGGATCTGGAAGTTTGGCTAGTGATGCAGCCAAAGCTCAAGCTGCATTAGCTGTACAGATAACTAAAGTTAAAGAAGAGTTTTTAGAATTAATACGTAATGTAACGGCAACTTCTACATTCCAAATAATGGCTGACACTGTATTAAGTTTAGCTAGCGCCATGATTAAATTAGCAGATGCAGTAAGACCCATATTGCCACTGCTTGCTGGATTCGCAGCTATAAAATTCACTCAGAATATTAGTGGGTTCTTAGGCGGTTTGGCGGGATCTATTGGTAAAAAAGATGGCGGCAAGATACAAGCTTTTGCGAGTGGAGGTTTAGTTCCCGGCGTTGGTAATAAAGATACTGTTCCAGCAATGTTGACTCCCGGTGAATTTGTCATTAAGAAAAGCAGCGTGGGCAAACTTGGTACAGACAAGTTATCTGCAATGAACAGCGG